TGCCATATTTGTGACGTTTTTTAGCCACTGGGTGCCGCTTGGTTCGTTCTGACCAGAAAGCCCGCCAAGACGCTGCCAAGAAGCGATACGACGACATAAAGCGTCGAACGGGCGAGCGGTCACGCATGGTCGGTGCCGCCGGTCGTGACATCGGCAGCATCCCGCCGGTCAAGAACGTCAAACGCCGCGACTCGTGCCGCGACTCGTTCCGGCGGTTCTGCGAGGTGTACGGGTCGGAGTCGTTTCCGCTGGCGTGGTCTGCGGATCACCTGACGGCGATTGCCAAGATTGAGGCGGCTGTGCTGCGTGGCGAGTTGTTCGCCTTTGCCATGCCTCGCGGGTCTGGCAAGAGCACGCTGTCAATCTGGGCTTGCCTGTGGGCAATGCTGTACGGGCATCGCTCGTTTGTGATGCTTGTTGGATCTGACCAAGCGATTGCCTGCCAGATGCTTGACACGCTCAAGAGTCATCTAGAGCAGAACGACCTACTAGCCGAGGACTTCCCGGCTGCGTGCTATCCGGTGCGTGCTCTGGAAGGCATCACGGCTCGCGTGCGTGGTCAGACGTGCGAAGGCGAGCCAACGCACATGGGATGGACGGCAGACAAGGTGACGCTTCCTTGGGTCAATGGTGCCGCCTCGGCTGGGGCAGCTGTGCGTGTCGCGGGCATCACGGGCCGCATCCGAGGCATCAGTCACACGCGACCAGACGGTAGGACGATCAGGCCGAATCTGTGCCTCATTGATGACCCGCAGACCGACGAGAGCAGCGCTTCGCCTTCTCAGGTGGCAACCCGTGAGCGCATCCTTTCCGGTGCCATCCTTGGGCTTGCTGGGCCTGGAGCAAAGATTGCCGGCCTAGCGACTATCACGGTCATTCGTCCTGACGACTTGGCTGACCGTCTGCTTGACCGGATGCGGCATCCATCGTGGCAGGGTGAGCGTACAAAGCTAGTCTACGAGTGGCCTACTGCTGATGAGTTGTGGGGGCAGTATTCCGAGATGCGGCGAGAGGGCCAGCGCAGCGGGCAAGGCACTGCGGAGGCAGACGCTTTCTACAAAGCCAACCAAACGGTCATGGACGCTGGCTGCCGCGTGGCGTGGCCGGAACGCAAACACGACGACGAACTCACGGCGATTCAGCATGCGTGGAATTTACGCATTGACCGTGGTGAGTCGGCATTTATGGCTGAATACCAAAACCAGCCTCTTGCGGATGACATCTCATCGGAGAAGTTGGACAAGCGGTCGCTCGCCGCTCGTGCCGTCACGCTATCGCGTGGCACTGTTCCTCTGGCGCACCAGACGCTCACTGCGTTCATAGACGTGCAAGATCGGTTGCTCTACTGGCTCGTCGCATCGTGGGGCGAATCGTTTGGCGGTCACGTCGTTGCCTACGGCACGTACCCTGACCAAGCGTCTACGTTCTTTGAGGCGAAGAACGCCAAGAAGACGCTCGCACTTGCCGTTAAGGGAGCAGGGTTTGAGGGTGCATTGTCTGGCGGCTTGGAATCGCTGACGCAGATCCTTCTAGGCAAGGACTGGAGCCGCGAGGACGGCGTGCCGATGCGAGTGCGTCAGGTGTGCATTGACGCCGGCTGGGGGCAGTCCACCGAAGTTGTGCGGACGTTCTGCCGTCGCTCGACGTTTGCGGCGAGTCTGTTGCCAACTCACGGCAAGGGCATCGGTGCGTCTGGCGGGAGCCTGACCGAGAAGAAGGGCAGGGGCGAAAAGCTGGGTCTGAACTGGGTCATGCGGCAAACGGCTGCCAGCCAGCGTTACGGAGTTTATGACACGAACTTCTGGAAGACGTTTGCGGCGGCTCGGCTGCGTCTGGCAATGGGCGACCCAGAAGCAATCACGTTGCACGCCGGAGAGCACGACATGCTCATTGAGCATCTGACGAGCGAATACCCTGTGCGAACCGAGGCACGCGGGCGAGTCGTTGACGAGTGGAAGCTAGACAACCGGCGTGAGAATCACTGGTGGGACTGCCTTGTAGGTGCTGCGGTCGCAGCGTCCATCGCAGGCGTGCAGCCCGTGGCGACAGAGGCGGGAGGACGGCAACGGAAGAAAGTCACAATCCCAAGCGGCCCAGGCGGCAAACGTGTCATTCAGCTAAAGCGGCTCAAGTGAACCAGATTACCCTGACAACCGTTGACGGTCTTGACCCAAGGGACATGCTGGCGATCCGCTCGCGTCTCACCAAGCCGTCTAGCGAGTTTCAGCTAGAGGTTGCCCAGGTGCTCGAAGGCGAAGGGAGCAGCTGCACGCCAATTGCCGTATGGCACGCTGACGGCTCAATGCTCGGCTGGGCGTGCTCGCACGTCTGGCAGGACATGCAGACGCTTGAGCAGTTCGTAGACGAGCGCCACCGCAAGAGCGGCAAGGCTACGGCGTTGTCGGCAATGCTGACATCTACTGGCACGATTGACACGACAAAACCGCTGGCAGTGTTTTCGCCAGTGACGGCATTGATTGCTCGCAAGCTTGGCGTTTTGAACGTCCACGAGTTCACGCGAAGCGGCAACGGATGGGCCGAGGTCTAACGGCATACCCGGTCTGATTGCCGCGTTCTTTCCCGTAGCGTTGCTCGCATGAGCGACGAACTGCGCCAAAAAATCGAAGAGAACGCATCCGGCCCGAAGCGCGTCCGCACTGATGCGGGCGAAGTCGAGGCACAGGATCTCGCTTCCATGATTGAGGCTGACAAGTATCTCTCCGCAAAGCGTGCTGTGCAGTCCAAGTCTCGCGGGCTGCGGTTCAACAAACTCCTGCCGCCAGGCACCTACTGATGGGCTTGTTCTCAAACTGGTTCGGGCGACCGGAACCGACTCGGCAAGCGCCGACGCCGGCAAGGGTCATCCGTGCCCGGTTTGACGCAGCAGAGAGTCTGGACGACCGTCGCCACTGGGCGAACGCTGATTGGTTCAGCATGGACGGCGCGTTGACGCCGGTCGTGCGTCGAACTCTCCGCAACCGCGCCCGCTACGAGCGAAACAACAACTCCTATCTCGCGGGCATCTGCGAGACGCTTGCCACGGATCTGGTTGGAACCGGCCCGCGCCTGCAACTCAACACGGGCAACCAAGAGGCAGACCGCCAGATTGAGCGGCTGTTCTTTGATTGGTCGTGGCACGTCAACTTGGCTGAGAAGTTGCGAACGATGCGTCAGTCGAAGCTGATTGACGGCGAAGCGTTTGCGATGTTCTTTACCAACCCGATGCTCGAAGGCGTGCAGCTAGACATTCGCTTGGTCGAAGCGGAAATGATTGCCACGCCGGTCGGGCTGTACATTCCTGACACGACGCCAGAAGGCAGCATCGTTGACGGTCTTGAGTTTGACGACGTCGGCAACGTCATCGCCTACAAGGTGCTCAAGTATCATCCCGGTAGCAACTGGCAAGTCAGTAACTTCCAGTTCAACCGCATCCCGGCGAATCTCATCGTTCACTGGTTCTCGCGGCAGCGACCGGCGCAACATCGCGGCGTCTCGGAAGTCGCACCGTCTATCCGGCTGTTTGCACAGCTACGTCGATATACCGATGCCGTGATTGCGGCTGCGGAGACTGCTGCGGACTTCGCAGCGTTCCTGCACTCAAACTCGCCAGCCGCCGAGGTTGACGACGTTGATGCGTTTGCCGAGATGCCCATTGAGAAACGGACGATGGTCACGCTGCCCGAAGGGTGGAACGTCTCGCAGCTGAAGGCAGAACAGCCGACCAGCACCTACGCGATGTTCAAGCGCGAGATTCTCAACGAGATCGCCCGCTGCATGCAAATCCCGTACAACGTCGCCGCGCTGGATTCGTCGTCCTACAACTACGCCTCTGGCCGCATGGATCACCAAATCTATGCGAGCAATCAGCGCGTTTTGCGGGATGAGCTTGAGCGTCTGATGCTTGATCGCACGTTGCGGATGTGGCTTGACGAAGCCGTGCCGCTGGGGCTTGTGCCGCGTGGCTTGCCGCCGATCAGCGAATGGGAATGGGCGTGGGTGTGGGACGGCAAGGAACACGTTGACCCGTCCAAGGAAGCCAACGCAGCAGAGACCCGCCTTCGGACGCACACCACGACTCTCGCACACGAATACGCAAAGCAGGGCAAGAACTGGGAGGCCGAGCTTCGCCAGCGTGCCGCAGAGGTGGCGATGATGAAAGAGCTTGGGCTGTTCGTGGACATCTTGCCAGAGGCGACTTACCAAGCACCACAGGACGAAAACGCATGAATGCCTTGAAGATCGAAAGTGCTGTGCAGTTTGTCGCCGCCGAGGCTGGCGATGGAATGCCTGCCGGCCCGCGCAAGTTCAGCATTGAGGCTTACACCGGCGCGGCAATCCGGCAGGGTTGGTCTGCCGAGCCGATTGTGATTGACCTGGAAGGCATGAAGTATCGCCAGCGTATCCCCGTGGTCATGGGCCACGACTACACGCTTGGCTCGATTCTTGGGCAGGCGACTAGCGTGCGTGCCGAAGGTGGTCGCCTCTACGTCGAAGGCGAGATTCTCGCTGACTCGGACATTGCTCGTCAGGTGACGGCGCTGGCTGAGAAGGGGTTCGCGTGGCAGGCGTCTGTTGGTGCCGATGTGATGCGGCATCAGAAGGTAGCCGCCGGCGAATCCGTAACCGTCAACGGCCAGACCTTCATGGGTCCGGTGCGAATCGTAAAGGCTTCGAGGTTGCGCGAAGTCTCTTTTGTGACCCTTGGTGCAGATGACGCAACGTCTGCTCGCATCGCTGCCGAAGAGGCAGAGGAGCTATCTATGGCGGACAACGCCACCCAGACGCCCGCAGAGGAGCCGATTGTGGCTGCCGCTGTGGAAGCCCCGGCGAGTGTCGCCGTGGAAGCCCCCAAGGTCGAAGCCGCCGAAAGCGACATGCTCAAGGCGACCATCGAAACTCTCACGAAGAAAGTCGAAGACATGCAGAAGGTCATTGCAACCCGCGAAAGCCGCGCTCCGGCTGTCCATGTGGTTGAGGAAGTGAAGAACGACAAGGTGATCGAAGCGGCGCTGTGCCTCCAGGGCGGTCTGCCGAATGCTGACAAGGCGTTCGACGCTCGCACGCTGGAAGCTGCCGAGAAGATCAAGCGGACCACCGGCCTTGGCGAGGTGATGATTGAGGCCGCTCGTGCCAACGGCTACACCGGCTCCAGCCGGATTTCCGCTGGCAACGTCGAGCCGGTACTCAAGGCTGCGTTTGCGACTCACGACATCAGCAACTTGCTTGGCGCTCTCGTCAACAAGTTCCTGCTCAACGGCTTCAACGCCGTCGAGTCGTCGTGGCAGGAAATCAGTGCCGTGCGGTCGGTCAACGACTTCAAGGCGATCAATCTGCTGCGTCTCAACGGCGACATGAAGTTCAAGAAGGTCGGCAACGCCGGCGAGCTGAAAATGGCTCAGGCTTCCGACACTAGGCGGTCGGTCGCTGCTGACACCTACGGCATCAGCACGGCTCTGACCCGGCAAGACATGATTTCCGATGACCTTAATGCGCTGTCGCAGATCCCGCAGCGGATGGGTCGTGGTGCGGCCCTTGCCATGAACGAGGCGATCTGGTCGGAGTTCCAGAGCAGCAACGACACGTACTACCAGAAGGCGACCGCTGCCGCTGGTAATGCTCTGTCGCTGTCCTCGCTGAAGACGGCTACCACCGCCTTCCGCAAGCTGAACGACCCGGACGGCAACCCGCTGGGCATCGCGCCCCGCGTGCTGCTCGTTCCGCCGGAACTGGAAATCACAGCTGCGGAACTCATGACATCGGCGTTGCTCATCTCGGGCAACACGACCAAGGAGCCCAACGCGAACGTGCTCCAGGGTCGGTATCGCGTTGTCGTGTCGAACTACCTCACGTCGTCCTCGACGTGGTGGCTTGCCGCCGACTCGGTCGATCTCCCGGCGCTCGACGTGGTCTTCCTCAACGGTCAGCAGGCTCCGACGATTGAACAGGTCGCACCGGACTACCAGCTGCTTGGCGTGGCGATTCGTGGCTTCTTCGACTTCGGCGTGACGAAGGCCGAAAGCCTGTCGTGCTACCGCATGGCGACCGCTTGAGCCTGACAAACGCAAACCGTGACCGCTGGGCGGGAGCCGAAGCCCGCCCAGCGGCATGACTCAACCAAACCCAATTTCTTTAGAAAGTAGGTGATCTCATGGCTGATTACTATCAGGATGGCGACCTGATCAACTACACGCCTAGCTCCGCTGTTGCGGCTGGCGCTGTCGTTGTTCTCAACGATCTCGTGACCGTTGCTCCTCGCCCGATTGCTGCCAACGTGCTCGGCGCTGTGGCGGTTGAGGGTGTGTTCAAGCTGCCGAAGGCTTCCGGTGCCATCGGTCAGGGTGCCCTCGTCTACTGGGACAGCACGAACAGCAACGTCACGACGACCAGCAGCGGCAACAAGCGTGCCGGCAAGGCTGCCGAGGCGGCTGCCTCCGGTGACGCCGTCGTGCCAGTGCTGATCAACA